GAAAATAAAGATTCACAAGAAACAGAAAAAGAGTTATAATATATTTGAAATAAAAAAAGGAGGAAAAAAATATGAATGAAAAATTACAACCTACTCAAAATATTGTAGAGCTTCAAGGATTATTGGTAAATAATACTCTTGAAGTAAAAACAGACAAAAATGGTAGAAAATTTATAGGAGGAACATTAGAAATTAATACAGGGACGGCTACAGATGAATGTATTATACCAGTAGACTGTCTTCAATATGAATTAAAAAAAGATGGAACAAGAAATACATTATATGACAGATATGTACAAATGATTAGTTGGCCATCAGCTGCTACTGTAGGAAATGCTGAAGCAGTATGCGTAAGTATCAATAGAGGAGAAATTACAGACAATTCTTTTTATTCAGAAAGAACAAATAAAGTTGTTGAAGGATGGAGATTAAGAGCTGTATTTATTGATCAAGCAACAAAAACGGCTCCTAGAAACAATTCTTTTACAGTACAAGGTGTTGTAGATTCTGTAAAAGAAGTTGTAGATAATGAAGGAGAACCTACAGGAGAATTAAGAGTTGAACTTTTAACTGTTGGTTTTGGAGAAAGAATTACAAGAGTACCTATGTATGTAACCAATAAAGAAGGTATCAAATATATAGAAAATAATTGGAATCCTGGAGATTTAGTTACTGCTTATGGTGAAATAGTATATGAACAAAGAGTAACTGAAGTTGTACAAGAAACAGCTTTTGGAACAGGAAATACAAAGAAATACACAGATGTTATTAAAAGATTAGTAATCAATAGTGGAACAAGTCCAAAAACAGAAGACGAACATTTCTATAATAGAAATAAGCTATTATCTTTAAGAGCAGCAGCTTTAAAAGATATAGAAGAAAGATATTTAGCTAATAAAGGAATGAGCAGTAACAATAATTCTGGTAATCCATATTTAGATTTTTAATAAAAGGAGGAGTATAAATGGCAATAGATATTTGTAACATAACACCTAGTAAAGTAAAACCTGGCTTAGAGGGAAAGATAATTTTACTTTCAGGAGAAAAGAAAACAGGTAAAACAACTTTTCTAAGTAAATTACCTGACTGTTTAATCATAGGATTAGAACCAGGTACTAACCTATTATCAGGAGTAATGGTTCAACCTTGTAATAGTTGGACTGAATTTAAACAAATTGTTAAACAATTAAAATCAGACGAAGCTAAGAAAAAATTCAAATATGTTGGTATCGATCCACTAGGTATCTTGTGGAATCTTGCAGCAAAATTTACTTGGATGCAAAAGAACGATGGTAGTGATTTAAGTGATTACGAAATTGGTCTTCATCAAAACAAATCAATGAATGAATTCTCAAGTGCAATTATGGATATTGCAAAAGAAGGATACGGATTAGTTATGATTAGTCATATTACAACAAAAGATGTTCCGAATGAACTTGGCTTCAAATACGGAACAGAGGTTGCACCAGATTTACCAAAGAGACCAAGCAGTTTTGTAGAAGGATTGGCAGATTTAACAATAAATGTAATAGCTGAACCTAATGAAGAGGGAAAAACAATACCTTATATGTATTTAAGAGAAACGATAGAAAATGGAATTAGAGTTAAGGCCGGTGGTAGATATAAAGATTTACCAGAGAAAGCAGTATTTAGTTACGATAATTTAGTTAAAATTATTGAAGAAGCTGATAAGAAATTAGCAGAATCTGGAGCAGATATGACTGGTACAAAAACATCTATTCAAGAGGCAATTGTCGACCCAATAACAAGAGAATGGAAAGATGTTGTAAAAGAAGTTAATGATACTTTAAAGATAGTTGCAGAAAAAAGCAATAAGGGTGATACCACAATATCTACAAAAGCGAAAGCTATCATATCATCTTATTTGGGCGAAGGCAAAAAGATAACAGAAGCAACACCAAATCAGATTGAATTAGTAGAAGCTGCTTTGGCTGATTTAAAGGCATTAGTAGCGTAATTTAAACGCTACTTTTTTTAGATAAGAAAGGAGGGCAATATGCATATCGTTAAATGTGTATTCTGCCAAGAAAAATTTGATAGGGATAAAGAAAAATATCAAGAGATTGGATATAGAAGGTACGCTCATTTACGTTGTCATGAACCAAAAATCGACGTAGATGGGACAGCTTATAATATGATTATTCAATATTGCTCTCAAATTTTTGGTGAAAAAGCAAATTTTAAACGCATAGGAAAACAAATAAAAGATTTTATATTGCAAGGAATGACTTATAAAGGAATATATTTGTCTTTAAAATATTGGTATGATGTTAAGAAAAACGGAATAGAACGTTCTAATGGAGGCATAGGAATAGTTCCATACATTTATAAAGAAGCATCTGCATATTGGAAGCAAATTGGTCCAAAACGTGTGCCAAAAATAGAACAAGAAGAAGTGGTAATTACTTACCGTAAAAGAAAAAGTATTTTAGAAAGTTTGGAGGGATAGTATGGATAATAAAGAGATGACCGAGAAAATAATTTTATCTTTTTTAATGCATACTCCTTCTTTACTTTTTGATGATAAGTATCCAATAAAAGCAAGAGATTTTTCTAAAAAAGTATATAAACAAATGTATTCGGCGATGCTAAATTTATATGCAAGAGGAAACACTGACATACAGCCACAGGAAGTTATAATGCAAATAGGCAAGAGTGCCAGTGCTTTCAAAGAATTCCAAGAAGCACGAGGAGAGGGATTGTTAAACGAAATAAATAATCTAAATTACAATGCATATGATTATGACATTCAATATAGTAATTTAAAAAAGTATTCTTTGTTTCAAGATTTAAGAGATAGTGGAATTGAAATATCCGATCTTTACAATCCTCTTGCTGAACCTGATAAAGCAATGGCCATGGCAGATAAAATAGATAATATGTCTTACAAAGAGATAATAGACCATTATAGAGAAAAGATCGCAAAGATAGAAGATCGATACGAAAACTTTATAGAAAAAAGTGGAATAGAAGCTGGAGAAGGCATGGATGATTTACTACATTCTTTAGAAGAACAGCCCGAAATGGGAATGCCCCTAATAGGAGATCTTTTAAATACTGTATGTAGAGGAGCAAGAAGAAAGAAGGTTTATCTTAATTCAGCTAGCTCAGGAAGTGGTAAGTCAAGAATGGCGGCAGGTAATGTTGCCAAACTTGGTTTTCCGATGTATTATGACGAAAAAAGAGAAGCGTGGATAGAAACCGGTATGCATTGTCCAGTATTATTTATTACGACAGAGTTAGAGCATCAAGAGGTGCAAACGATGTTTATTGCTTATGTGTCAGGAGTTAATGAAGAAAAAATATTAAATGGAAAATATGATACAATAGAAGAAAAAAATAGAGTAATGAGAGCAGTTGAAATAATCAAAAGCTGTCATAACGTTTATATTGAGTTTGTACCTGAGCCATCGATTGATTCAATAGCTGCTAAGATAAGATTATATGCATTGCAAAAAGATATTGAATATGTTTTTTATGATTATGTTCATGTTTCTGGTGCAACTTATCAAGGGAAAAAAGATATGAGAGATGACGTTTGGTTAATGTTATTTGTTGATAAATTGAAACAATTGGCAAATGAATTAGATATTCATATAAGCACAGCAACTCAATTAAATGCTTCTTCTTATGAAGATAGAGAAATAAAAAATGAGGCTATGATTCGTGGAGCCAAAAGTATTGCAGATAAAGTAGACTTTGCAATGATAACAACAACTATCGTAAAAGCTCAAGAGAAAGAAATTGCAAGAGCCTTAGCCACTCAATTAGGTACTCCTGAACCAACTCAAATTTTAGATGTATATAAAAATAGACGAGGCAAATGGAGAAACATAAGAATTTGGAGATATACAGACTTAGGAACTTGTCGAAGTCAAGATTGTTTTGTAACAGATACAAGTAATAATCCTATTGATATGAAATCAATTAAATTAAAAGTTAACCAATTAGTAAGTGAAGGAGCTTTTCCGGTTGTTGATGAAAAAACTGGAGAAATAATAGAAGAAAACAGAAAGGTAAGTGAGATAAGTGACTACTAAATATAATAAAATATTAGATATGATAACGACAAGTGATATTGTTCAATTAGTTTCTAAATTTGGTATACCAGAAACATCTATCCGATATTATAATAATCAACTTATCATGCCAACAGGATGCCATAATGAAATAATTGGGACAGCAAAACATAAATTATATTATTATGAAGATAGCAAAAAATTTCATTGCTATACATGCTGTGGCTCGATGA